GTGCTATAGATTTGGGTTAGAGCCCCATGGACGCGAATGTTGTCATCCCGGATTTTGGAGATCACCACCTCCCAAAGCACACCAAATTCCAGGCGGTTTTGCGTAATTGCGTTAGTTTCCTTTCTTCATGGGGCTGTTGTAGCGAGCAGCATATGGTACCCGATCTCGAACTAGAGGAGAAGTTTGAGGCAGGTGTCACGCGTCGTAGACACATGTTGTCATCGTTGGGGGGTGATGGCGATCTTGCACGTGAGGCCAATCTTTTGGCTTATCAACGTGTATCATGTGGTCTGCATGCGATGTATGAAGATGAACCTGAGGGTCTGAAGGAACACATCCTGGAAACAGGAAAGGTTTTGGTCAGGCGACAGATTCTAGTCCCGCCCGAGGACGAAACACAGGCGTTGGTTGTGTTCGGGCAACAGGGGCAACCGGATCGTGGCGTTTTAAACGCCATACCGGATGTCCCATCTCTTACGCCGGAACAGGCGAGCTTCTTGAAAGAGAGAGCAGTGTCGGAACCAGTTATGTCCCGAACCGTAGCCGCAGTACTAGTTGCTGTGGATGCGCGTTTAGGCGTTATGCTTCCGAACACTGAGGTGAATGCTCGCGTGGTAGAGAAGGTAGCAGCGAAACTCATGAGGGATGTTGGGTTTCGCAATGGTGACATCAGTCGCCATTTGCCGCAGGTTTGCGAGTGCTATTTTGTCTGCAGGGAGAACCAAGAGTTAGCGGGTGAGCGACGGCGTCGCGTACCCAGGTGGCTCCTGAAGCTTTTAGGCTTCAGGAGCAACACCACTCGCCTTCGGGCGTAGTGGTGCCCCGTTAATGTGCAGGGGGTAGATTCGTTGTCCGAAATCTATCCACCTGGGCTTAAGTGCCTGCCGAACGGGGGGGTCACCAGGACACGTCGCTGGGTCAAACTTACGGGTTTGGCGCCAGCGGCACGGCTCGGGGTGTTTAACAACAACCTGGGTAATGGTTATAGAGCTTTTGCTGAGCGCTATATGCTGTGTAAAACCGATGTTGGGTTTGAGCCCGCGTTGCCAACGACAATGGCAGCAACGCTCTGCCCAGAGGCAGTTGAACACTTGTTGGAAGTTGTAGCTGAACTCGAGTTAGCCCCAGTCGCGACGACGCGTGAGGTCGTCAAGGCGTACACTGGGCCGAAACGAAAGTTGTATCTGCAAGCTGAACACAAGTACTGGACTGACGGTGTGACACGCATGGACGCAATGCTGCACAGTTTTGTTAAATTCGAAAAGACAGATTTGTCGAAGGCACCGCGTGTGATTAATCCACGGACCTCCGTATATAATTTGTCACTCGGGAGATATTTGAAATTGAACGAGAAGAATTATTACAAAGCGATTGCGGCAGTATTTGGCCAAGAGAATGTTATCATAAAAGGGATGGACTCAGTTGAGTCGGCCACACAAATAAGGCGTGTGTGGGATGCTTTTGACGATCCAATTGCGATCGGCGGAGATGCTAAGAAGTTTGACATGCATGTCAGCTACGAAGCTCTCTATTACGAGCACCTGCATTACATTATGCCAATAGTGGGGTCGCTCGCAGAGACCATGGTTCTGTATGACAGAGTCATCGAGGAGAAGGCAGACAAATTGAATTTGTTGTGGAGTGAGGCTGAACAGTTGGCCTGGTTGTTGTCGTTGCAGTTACAGAATGTTGGTACTGCGTATTTCGACGATGGCAAACTCAAATTCAAGATGCGGGGCACGCGAGCGTCCGGCGACCTTAATACGTCGTTGGGTAATTGCGTGCTCATGTGCTCAATGGCGCGTGTGTGGTCGAAACGGACTGGAGTACACATGCAGCTAATCAACAATGGTGATGACTGTGTCTTCGTAATGGAACGGAGGGATGAGGATACATGGAGGAGAGGCATACTCGGTTATTACGAGTCTAAGGGGTTTCGGATGGTGCTTGAAGAAACCGCGTATGAATTCGAAGAAATCGAGTTTTGCCAATCGCGACCGTGTCAAATTGGGGAAGGCTATACGATGGTGCGCAATCCAGAGACTCTTGTTCAAAAGGGGTCGATGTGTTTGCAACCAATAGCCGGCATGAAGCAGCTACGTCGTTGGATGATGGCTGTGGGAGTGTGTGAAGGGTCTCTTGGTGGTGGAATACCCGTGGTTGCAGCATTTGCTGCAGCCATGCGGCGTAATGGTTCCACTTGTTCCAAGAGATACATCAAACACGTTTATGCAGGCTCGTCACGTGCCTTCCATTCCAATTTTGACGTTACCGGTGTGGAAATCTCTGACGATTCTCGTTTCTCTTTCTGGAAAGCGTGGGGAATTACGCCCCACGAGCAGATTGCGCTTGAAACGCATTATGCAACGTGGTCGCTTGACCACAGTTGGCAGCAGTGGAGTGAAGCTGACGCTGCCGACAAAGATCCAGAACCCATAGCACCTGTGACACATTTATTGAGTCCGTCTAATTAATATACTAACTACCAAAGATATTAATTAACATGGCCAAGACAAAGCGAGTAAAAGTGGTGATTAAACCAACAAAGAATAAGAAGAAACAACAGAAAATACGTAGCGTCCAACAAGAGGTTGGATTGCTTGGACAGGCTCTGCGCTCATTAGGCGGAGTCGCAGGGGGTGCAGTGGGATCCATGTTTGGTGCGCCAATCATGGGATCGTCAGCCGGCACTGGATTGGGGGCAGCCATTAGCAAATGGCTCGGGTCAGGTGACTACTCAGTGAGTATGAACAGCTTGGTCTCAAGTATGAAAGCATCTGGAAGTATTCCAGCCATGCATACAAGTGACCAGACTGTGGTGGTGAGACACAAGGAATTCATTTGTGAAGTCCTGTCGAACACTGCTTTCTCAGTGAATCGTAGTTTTAAGATCAACCCAGGTGATGCTGTCACGTTTCCGTGGCTAAGTCGCATCGCCAATTCCTACCAACAGTATCGCTTCA